CCTGTCACACTATCATCGCCACCGCCGAACTAGCATGCTAGAACGGCGGCTCGTGTATGAACCGACTGAGAATGACCTATAAACTTGTAAAAGTTCTAGATCAAGCTCATGATGGGAACCGTCAGAGTACCACATGGTAGGTCGAAGGCCGGAATGGGGACACGCTATTTCTAACGTCTTCCTATTACGGTCACTTTGACTCGCGGCCGATGCCTCCGTAAAATAACGGAGTAACATAGACCAACCATCAATACTCTTATTAATTGACGGGGACCTAACGTCATAAACGTTATACTCAAGACTTTGGTAGTCTCGGTTATAACGACGACGCGTTGGTCTCTCATCAAATGGTACGAACCTCAGGCTAGGACATGTTAAATGCATGTCTTCACCTGGAATTGCGCCATATACATGACGCAAGCGACTTACGATTAAATCGTAAGTGAGGAAGTACTTCTTATCGTAGAAGGAATTAGCATAAGCTATCCAACTCGTATAAGAATCGGGGCAGCGGGATGACGACCAGACTGTCCGTAAACGGACAGGAGTGACGTTGACGCCCTTGAAAGCGTCGGTGCCACAAGATTCTCTAAAGAATCCACTGGTGCAACTCTTGTCACGGTTGATTTTCAACCCAAATGACTCGAGCTGTTCGATAGCGTTCGCGGCGTGAGCCGTTGGAACTATCACATCATCTCCATACACTAAGATACTCTCTCGAGTATCCGCGTCTGGCGAACCTGCGGTAAGGATAGCCCAAATTGTGAGTGCCATAATTGGGAAGCATAAAGCACTTCCCATAGGCGCAAACTTTTCAAGCTTCAATTCCTTACCGTTTGGTAGAACCGTCGACAAACTCCTACAAGCTTCCAAGTACTCATATATATGAGGAGGGAAGAGTAGGCGAACAAGACCAAGCGATACACGATCAGAGGCCTCTTTCAGGTCTAAGGTCGCGTATTTCCCATACTGGGAGCCAAGTAAGGCGCCCAGTTGGTTG